CTCAGGGATCACGACCATGGCCTTAGAGCCAAGGCGTGAAACGCGGCGGGTGATCCCGGGTGTCGGCGCGTCGTAATACGAGACCTCGGCCTCGTCCAGCCCGATGCGGCGGGTGGCTTCGCGGATCTGACGGAGGAAGGAGTCAATCACCGACTCCTCCGGTTCGGGTGCCGGGTCGACGGGCGTCTGTGGTCTTCGCATACGGTACACGAAGAACAACACCAGCGCACCGACCAGTACCCACATGAGTGTCTTATTCATTGGGAGTGTCCTTTTCAGAGGTGAAAGAGGCGATGATAGAGGACGCCTCGGCGGGTACGGCCTTCATAAACATCGTCAGGGGAAGAGGCTCGACTCGACGTGTGCGGTCACGCAGTCGAAGTGTAGTGTCGATAAGAATAAGACCGGGGTCACCGGCGTTCAGGTAGATGTCAGCGGCTGTCGTCTCGATCCGCTGTCCAACCGACAACAGGTCAGACAAATCCATCCCTGCCAGATCCACGGTCACAGACGTCAACTCCAGAGGAGCTTCAGTCTCTGCCGGGGGAGGGGTAGGCTCTGCAGGCTCTGCCACGGGTTGTGGCGCAGGCTGTTCAGTCTCGGCCGGCGGCGGAGAAGTCATCTCCGGCGTCTCCGACGGCTCTGAAATGGGTGCGCCAGTCATAGCCTCGTCCGTCATTCGTGTACCTCGCTTCGTTCTCGTAGATCTCAAGTAGACCCAGTCTCCGCAACACGGACATCTGGGATGTGGTAACGCCGCGCGCTAGTAAATTCCTGACTAGTGCAACGGTCTTTTGAGTGCCCTGCGGGCCGCCCATCTCTTGCTGCATGCCCTCGACCAACTCGGGGGAAGAGAGGGCTGCTAGTGGATTCATCAGATCATCTTTGTCGTACGGAAGGTCAGAAGATAACCATACGGCTTCCTCACGAAGTGGGTCATCGATGACACCGGACCACCTAATGTAGGTCGCAAAGCGCTCGAAGTGAGGACCAAGAGCTCTAGACTCACGGGTAGCAGTCCTCATCGCTGCACGGATTGAACTCCCGTATGAGCCGCTCAGCGATCTGGGGTCGTACCATCGCATCAGAAAGATCGGGTAGTCCTCGATCTTCCGAATGTAGCCGAATTCCAGAGCCAACGACTTGTACGCGGCACGGTCAATCTCCCAGCTTGTAAAGATGAGTGTGTCATCACCCTGAACCCAGATGGCGAGTTCACCTGAATCCAACGCGTCTAGGACCTTCTGCACGGACCTTTTGGATGCGTGAGAAATACAGGTCACGATGATGCAAATATTCACCACCGTGTCGTCCAAGGTAGTCGAAATCAGGCCGGAAGCGACGCCTCCGTGCCTCGGGGTCAAGGAAGCCGTGTCGCGCTCGTAGAGAGGCCCGCTAAGAACGGGAATAGACAAGGTCTCAGTGTAC